AAGCGCTAGCAGCTGCGCTACTTCCTGCGGGTCTAACGTCTCATCGCTCAGGTTGTCCGGGATTCCGAGGTCATACTCAGCAGTGCTGCCTAGATACTGCAACGCCCAGTCCACTGCCTGTTTTACTGCCGTCTCAATGCTGGTGGCGATAGTGCTAAGCGCTGAATCCTCATCAGAGTGATCCATCCGCTTAGCTGCTGCAGCCTCGGCAGCATTTTTCTGTTCCTTGAACCCGACGATGGCTACCTGATTCATCCGATCAGCCAGGAACCCCAGGTAATTCTCCTGCGCTTGGAAACTTGCGCTATCGGTCTGCACATACGACACATCACCTTCAGGCGGCATCGCTAGCGCTCGGTTCACGCTTACCGTCAGATCAGGCTGATGCTCATCAAAGCCCTTCAACACCAAAATCGGCGTCGCAGCGACGCTCATCTGATGGCTGTGGTCGCACAATGCCAGGTCATATAACAGGTTGATATTGGCAACCTCTAGCAGCGGTGGGCTGCTAACCAAAACACCCTCACGCCGGCCATACACCGTAGAAACCGGGATTTCGTCTAGGTCATAGGTGCCCTGCTCGATCAGGTCCCAGCTCTCAGCACGGTTATCAGACTTCTCCCATAGCTCAAACTTGCCAGGCTCTAACACCCGCACTCGTTCAACCCACTTGCTGCCATAACGTCCATCTTCTACCTGCGCCATTTCCAGGTAACGGAACTGAGTCAACCGCTCACGACCTGCTACTCGTTTGGTGCGGAACCCAACGACCTGTTCAGGGCGAATCACAAACAGGTTGGGCTTCACTGCCAACTGCTGCTCTTCTAACAACGTACGTGGCACCACATCCGTCGCCATGTCAGTTAACACATGGCAATGACCGTATTGAATGGCAACCTTAGTGACCAGCTTCCAGAACGCTTCTAGGTCAGTGCCGGTGCCGTCGACATCCTCGATCCATTCCTGCAGCGCCTGATCCTCCGTCTGAAAGTTCAGCGTTTTACGGAACAGCTTGTGAACCGCTAACTCGCTTAGCTCTTCAAACCACGGCACATGGACAAACTTAGATGTCCGTGCGTCATACCCTGCTGCGTCTTCCCCTGGCAGCTGAGGGATAAAGCGAGCACCACGTGAGCGCAATGCTGACGTACTAGCCAATGCCATGGCGATACGTTCCCAGGATCCCATCATTGCGAGGATCTGTGGGTCACGATTACCAGGATTTTCTGGCTGCTGTGCGTCACCCTGCAGCGTGACGGCACCCGTCCAGCCTTGTGCGTGATACCAGCTAGGCGACGAGTGCGTCATTGCTACAAGCTCTTAACCCTAGATTTCCCGAGAAGTCTTACGGCGACGAGGCTTGTCGTCTTCGTTAACAGACTTGAGAGTTGCGTCCCAGCTTGGATCTGCAGCTTGGTGAGGCGATTCCGGGATGGGCTTAATGGGTGGCCACGAACCACCCATTGCTTCAGGCCAAACTGCCATTTGAGAAAGCAAGTGCTAGGTGCATGGTAGACACACCCGCTACGGGCAGATATGACCCGCCCAGCCCAGTAGGGCGTTGATCTACTTCCCTTCGCCTAGGCAGGCGAGCTTCACCCACTCCAGGGCTTCCTCTGGGTAATCCTCCATGTAGTAAGCCTCCTTCTCAAGCACAACGCTGTAGTTGTGCTGCTGGGCGGAGTAGGCGATGCCGGAAGCCTTGGACTGAGTTCTTTCGTGAATCAACGAAAGCCATTCGTTAGCCGTCTCAGGGTTCTTGCCAGCTAGCGCCGTATGCACGGAGACGAGCTGATCCATCCGTTCCCGCATCCCAAGGCAGTGCTGAGCTGCGTGCATTGCCTCATGCGCCAAGGTTTCCTTGAGCTGAGATTCTGTTCGGATGTTGTTGAGGCAAAGGAAAATCTGTCGCTTTTTGCGTGAGTACATGCCGCTTAACGTGCGGTCAGCACAGGTTTCTGAGTAGTTAAAGGCGATGCCTGCCCGGCGGAACGTCCGCCCCCATTCCTTGGCGTCGTATAGGGAGTCAGCGGCATGTGCCGATATTGGAGCTGCCGCCAAAGCCGCCAGAAAGGCACAGGCGACAGGAAGAATTGCTTTCATCAGCTGAATTAAGGGTTCAGTTGGTCGCGGGTCAGGCAGTTAGCGCTGCGCTGGCCCACACCATTCATACCACGGGGTCAACCCCCTACGCAAGGGTAGGGGTAGATGGCAGCACTACTGGGCATCTTCGGGTTCAGTTGCCGCGTATGCGCTTGCTCTTGTAGACGTTCCTGGCCTTGGCATTGACCTTGGCACTGCGCGCCACCTTCTTGGCCATGGTCTGAACGGTGGTGCTACGACCACCGCTTAGGACTGCAGCGTCTGTCACAGTCTTGCCGCGCTGGGCTGTGCGGCGTTCATTGGCCTTAAGGCGTGCTTCCTGCCGTCCCTGTCCCCCGGCGCCAGCAAAACGGCCCTTGCTGTCCCGCCGATATGCCTTGAATGCCACGGCGCTAGCGCTACCTATAGGGACGATAGCGCCAAAGCGAATAGGGCTATTCCTCGGGCTCTTCCTGCGCTGCCCAGTACAGCTCCTCAGCAGCAACCTGCAGAGACTCAAAACGAGCCTGGTTCTGCTCTTGCCGGATGTCCGCCTGTGACCTGAACTGTCCCCACTGATCGCGGGGGCGTTGCTTACGTGGAGGTTTCCAATCAAGTGCCATCAGTCGTAGACCCCTCCCGCTACCACACCCGGCGAGTAGTGCTGCCGCTCTGCCACGGCTTCACCCGATCGAACGCCCCGAGCACCAAGTAGCTCAAAGCATCCCAGCCATGGTCCCAGCCTGAGTCCTTGTCAGGCATGTTGGTGCCTTCTTTAAACGTCAGGTTGCGAAGGCTCTTGATTGTCTGCTTGCAACGCGGGTGGATAAACAACCGCCTGGTGCCATTCGCGTCCAACACCATGGCATTGACCGCGTTCCGCTTGTCCGCTTGGTTATACGGCTTTTTGTTGGGATAGACCCACAAGCCACGGCTGCGCAGGATCCCGTGATCAGTGACGCCACCTGCTGATGTGCGCCTTGCTTGGCCCGTTGGATCGGGGTACACCCTCATCTCCCTGTCGGGATACCTTCTCAACAACTCCGAACAGGCTTCGTCAGTGTGTGTCTCCCTGATGTGTAGCTCATCAATGCAGTGCAGCTGATCACGTCCCACTTGCTGGCAGATGATCCAATGCATTGGCGAGACGTTGAAGTCCGCCGCAATCAGCAGCTGACCGCCAAGATCCTCAATCTCATCGGTGACGTTGTTCTCATCAAAGTCGGGCACCACCCGCCCAACCAAGTTGACGAAGCTGGCCTCGTATTCCTGGGAGAAGGTGCGAGCGTCAAGCGTGCGCCGTGCTGCCGCAACCTCCTCGGGGCTAACTTGCCCACCTTCAATCGTTGTGTAGCTGAAGGTGGCTGACTCAGGATCTTCCTCTGCTGCGTCCCATGCCTCCGCGTACCAATTCAGGCCCGCAGGCGTCGTGATAAACCAGGCGGGGCCACGCTGATCCGAGAGCGCAGGGCGAAGAACCATCGTCCAAGCGTCTTCACGAACGTAAGCCGCCTCGTCAATTACGCACCCTGAAAGTGATACGCCCCTGAGCCGGTCGGGATCCTCGGCTCCTTTCAAGAAGATCGTGCTGCCATTGGTGAGAGTGACTGATAGCTCAGACTCGTTCTTAGAGGCAAACACCTCTGGCGGCACCATCTGCTTTAACTGCACCCAGGCAATCTGTTTTGCCATGCGGTAGGTAGCAGTGACGTAATAGAACAGACCGCCAGGGCGCTCAATGGCCCAGTTAATCAGCCGCGTCGTGGCCAGGTAGGTCTTTCCAAAGCGACGCCCGCAACAGAGGAAGGTAAACCTGACGCCAGAGTCATAGACAAGGCGCTGTGGCTTGGTCAGTTGGTCGTAAAGCCTTTGGCTAAGGCTGTCATAGTCGTAGCTTTCGACGATCGCAGGGACTGCCTTTTCCAGAAGCAGCCCGCGAGGGCACAGGTCAAGGATCGTGCTCATGCGGCCATTGTGGCTGGCTCCCTCTTGTCCGACTTGTTGATGTTGTCAAAGGCCCAAAGCGCTTGAGGCGTCGCGCAGGTTAGCCGCGCGTAGTTGCCCTTCCTTCTCTTCTGTTAAGTGGTGGCTAGTAACGAAGCAGCAGTTGGTAATGCCGTGCTCCGTAAGGCAGACGCGGATCAGCTCGTTATCGAGAACGTCTACCTGCAAGGTCATACCTCGAAGCCAATCAGCTTGGCCTGGGTGATCACGCTGCTGATAGCAGTGCTGAGCTGGCCACGTTCGTAGGCGTTCTCTTCATACCTTCTCAGGCGACCCAGGGCCTCTGCAAGCCAAGCAGGGCGGGTTAATTCAGCGTCACGCTCCAGCATGACGCGAGCGCGCTGGAGGTAGGTGTCAGCCTGTCTGGGCGAGAGATTCCACTCGGACGCAGCGTATAGCTGAATGTCCGAAGTGGATTTCCCCTTCGTGAGGAGGCCGTAAACGGCCGATACACGATGGTGAATCTCGACGTTAGTGGACTTTCTACCTGCCACGCAGTATTTGCCTCCTTGCGGGGAGTCTAGAGGCTAAGCGAAATGAGGGTTAGGAGGACACCTGGGGCTTCATCACCGACGGTGTAACGCTTGGCGATATTCCAGGAGGTGATTTGCTGATCGCCGCGGACGAGGCCGGATTCCTCGATGCCATCCCCGATGGCGCGGGTGGCTTTGTCGAGGTCAGGTTTAACGATGTGATGAACGGGGGCCGATGGCTTGAGGGTATCGGCGTTGCGGCCAGTGCCGTAATGGGATTGAGGGCGAGGGAAGCGGAAGGTAGCTGTTACTGAGACGGGGAGTGAGGGATCCCAGTCTTTGGGCTTGGCTTGGAGGATGGCTGAGACGACGGTGTACCGCCAGGGTTTGAGCTTGGCGTGATTGGAGTGTCGTAGGCCCTTGCCGATGCCATTGGAGACCATGCTGCCCTGCGGAATCGGGAGGCCGTCGATGTTGACGGTAAGGGCGCTCATGCCTTGGATTCGCGAATGGTCCAGGAGACGGACTGCTTGGGTGTAGCGATGCCGTCGATGACTTCCATCTCTTGGAGCTGCTTAACGGCTGGGCTGTATGTATAGGAGGTGCGTGTGACGCGTGTAGCGGAGACCTAGGAAGCGAGATTCTAGGGTGATTTTATCGTTGTCGATTAGTTGTTTGAGGGCGTCGATTTGCTGTTGCCGTTCGCGTATGCGGAGGATGAGTGTGTCGGTTGAGAGTTCAACGGTGCTGGTGTTTAGCGGGGTCAAGGTCATAACAGTGTTGGATGTAATCGCGAGTGAGTTCGATGCAGTCATGAGAGACTTGAGCGTCTGCCCATGTGGCGAGATCGTCGTCGTCGTCAATGATTTCGACGCCATCGAGGGAGTCAGGGGCCGGTGTAGAGGCCATTGGCGTACGGCTGCGCAGGGCTAGGGCTAGAAGCCGTAGCAGGAGCAGAGTTGTAGCTGCTGCGGCCAGTCTGAATGGCCACCAGACCAAGCGCGATACCGAAGCAGAAACCGAGGAGGGTGAGGCGGTGCATGACATGAGAGCGGGTGGTGACGTGAGAAGTATGCCGCAGGGTCAACCCCCTAGCTAGGGGTAGTGACAGAAGCGTCATCTGACCGGCGTCGAGAGCGCTCGCTCTGCGGTCCAGCCGTAAACGTGCAGGCGGTTGTACAGGGTGCCGTAGACCATGCCCAGCTCTTCTGCCCAGTCAGCCAACGGCTGAGTGCGGCCTGCATAGGTCAGGGAAAGCGTGTTGCGCTTGTTTCTGCTTTGTCTGGCGAGCGTTTGCCATTGGCAGTTTTCAGGGCAGTAATCGCCGTCGTTGTCGAGCCGATCGAGGGTGCAGCTTTCAGGGCGTTCACCCATGTCTGCAAGAAACAACTGGAAGTCTTTC